CGGTGGTGCAGGTGGTTACTCTGCTGGTTGGACTTATGTTTCTAGTAGCGTAAATGTCGGTATTGGCGGTACTGGCTCAAGCGCTGGGGGTGTTTCGGGTGCTTCAAGTATTTATGGAATAGTTATGGCTGGCGGCGGCGCTGGTGGTGCTGCAACAAATAGTGGAGGCGCGGCAGCAGGAGCAACTTCTGTAGGTTCCGCTAGTTCAACTTCAACTGTTTCTTATACAGGCGCACCTGCGGCTACTTCTAGTACTTACGGATATGCAGGTGGTGGAGGCGCTGTCAATAACGCAGGTGGCGATGGTGTTTCTGGCGGTGGCGGTGGTGGAAGAGTTAGCGGTACTGCTGGTAAAGGTGGCGATGGGATTATTGGCGGGGGTGGTGGTGTTTCTTACAGCGGAGGTACAGCCATAGGTGGCGCTGGTGGTGCAGGAGATTTTTTTGCAGGCGGAAGGGCTGATACTGGTTCAGGAGTAACTAGAGGACACGGTGGTGGTGGCGGTGGATACAGAGGCGTTGGTATTGATGCAACATCAACCACTGGCGGCAATGGCGGTCTTGGTGGCGGTGGTGGTGGCGGTGCAGCTTATGGTGGCACTGCTGGTTCAGGCGGTAACGGCGTTGTTTATCTTTACTTCTAAGGAGTTCTAATGGCTATCAGATACGAATACAGTTCAGAGTGTTGCAATCATTACTACATCGAGACTCGCAATGTCGAAGATGCTCAAGTTGTAGTCAAGTGCAATGTCTGTGGCAGTGGGGATTATGTGCTGACGGCGCAGACGGATTTGGATCAAGAGCTAACAGTTTCGGAGTAAAAGACGATGGCAATCTATAACGAGAGCATTGCCTATAACGCAGCAGGGATTCAATACAACCAGGGCGCTTATGTTGCTACTGGTTCAGGCTCAATCTCGATTGTCGGAACTGGATCAACAGCTCTCAAGTTCGCAACAACTGGCGCAGGCTCAATCAGCCTAGTCGGAACTGTTACAAATTCACTTACCTTTCCTTCAACTGGCTCAGGTTCAATCAGCCTTGTCGGAACTGTTACCAATTCACTTACTTTTCCTACAACTGGCTCAGGTTCAATCAGCCTTGTAGGAAGTGCTACAGATTCACTTTCCTTCCCTACAACTGGCTCAGGCTCAATCTCAATTGTCGGAACTGGATCATCAGCTCTCAAGTTCACAACAACAGGCACAGGCTCGATTTCACTTACAGCCACAGCCACAGCCTCACTTACTTTTCCTTCAACTGGCTCAGGTTCAATCAGCATCGCAGCAGGGTCAGCAACAGGCTCACTCGGGTTCACAACAACTGGCGCAGGAACCATCGAGGTTGTCGGTTCAGGAACTGATTCACTTGTCTATGTTGATGCAGGGCAAGGATTCATCACTCTTGTCGCATCAGCTACTGGAACACTCCAGTCTCTTACAGCTTCAGGCTCAATCAGCATCTCAGGTTCAGGAACAGTTCAAAGACTTTCCTATCCAACAACAGGTGCTGGCTCAATCAGCATCTCAGGTTCAGGAACAGTTCAAAGACTTTCCTATCCAACAACAGGTGCTGGCTCAATCAATCTCAATGGACTTGCAACTGCAAATCTATTCTTTGCAACATCTGCTTCAGGTTCACTCACTCTTACAGCTTCAGGATATGCCTACATTGGTGGCGCAACAATCAATGGTCGCTATCGAGTAGGAGCATCCATCGCCGAAAGAGTCCGAGTCGGGGCTACAATGAACCCCAACAAGACCTTGAGAATCGGATCAACAATTTTGGCAAGAGTTCGAACAGGTTCGCAAATTAGCAATCGCGAGCGCACAACTTCTACTATCACAAGGAGAACCCGATGACTTATGACTTGGGAGATGTTGTTCCTCTTGGAATAACGATTACCGATTCAACAGGTGCAAATGCAAACGCATCGGCAGTAACCTGCACAATCACTCTTCCTGACGGAACAACTTCTTCAGGCTCAGTCACAAACCCTTCCACTGGTCAATACAACTGCGACTTCTCACCTTCTCAGACAGGAAGACACGCAGTTCGATGGCTGGCTACTGGAACCAATGCTTCGGCTTATACAGATGAATTCACTGTTCGCGATTATGCTGATCTCGGTCTTGTCGGACTTGATGAAGTCAAGTCTCATTTGAACATCTCAACCACAGACACAACCTTGGATGAGGAACTTCGCCGATACATCGATGCTGCAACTGACTTGGCTGAAACTTATGTCGGACAGGTTCTAGGTCGCAGAACTTACACAAATGAGCTTTATGACGGAGGAACTGAGTTCATCCGCATCCGCAATCCAAAGGTCATCTCCATCACTTCTGTATATGAGAACGATGCTTTGGTTTCATCTAGCAATTATGTTGTGGACTACACAGGACAGCGCCTTTATCGCATCGGATCTGGAACGCTCTATGCGACCAACTCTTATGGCTACTGGACTGGTGGAATGAACAATATTCAACTCACTTATGTGGCTGGATATGTCAATCCTCCAATGGCTGCCAAGCAAGGCGTTCTCGAAATCATTCGTCACCTCTGGCAGACACAGCGTGGAGCCATGAATGTCATGGGTCGCGTATTGGGTGGAGATGAACTTTACTCAACCCCAACCTATTCACTTCCTCGCCGAGCGATGGAACTTCTCGATCCAACTTCATTCCCTGGAATGGCATAACCATGACAGTAACCACAAAATATCCAACGATGATTGACAAAGTCATCGCAGCTCTTGGCGCGGCTTCTAGCCTGTCAGGTGTCCGAGTATTTGATGGTGCTGAAGTTGATGAGTCTTATCCTGGCAACGCAATTGCTATCGGCCACGATGGTTCAATTGGGGATACTGAAATGCAGGTTGGCAATATCCGAAACACGCCTCTTGATTTCAGCGATGTGCATGAAGAGTCAGGAACAATCAATTGCTCACTCTGGGCTTGGTCGGGAACGACTAGCTTCAAGAGTTCTCGCGTTGCAGCTTTCGGATTGCTCTCAGCAGTCGATTCGGTCATAAGAACAGATCCAACATTTTCAGGAACTTGTTTCTATTCTTGGCTCGAATCTAATTCTGTTGTTTATCGTCAGACAACAGCTGGCTCAGCAGTAGTTCTCAATTTCAACATCGTTTATACAGCCCAATCATAAGGAGAAGCTCATGGCTTACATCATCACATCAGATCGCTTGGACAGCCCAAAGAAATTGGGCGATTCCATCACAGACAAAGAATTGCTTGAAATGGGAGCAGATATTGAAGCCCTCATTGAAGGCGGTCACATCTCATCAGATGCGACAAAACCAGCAACCACAATCCCTGCAACCCCTGAAGGAGCCACAGAATGAGCAAAATCGTTCTAACCGATGCGAAGGTGACAATTAACTCAGTAATCTTGAGCGATCACATTGCAAGCATCACCCTTGAAACTAAGGATGACATCATCGAGACAACTGGTTTCGGCGCAACTGGAGCAGCGAAGACACGCGTTGCTGGTCTCGCCGATAATCAAGTCACTTTCGATTTCCATCAAGATTTCGCGGCAGCAAACGTTGAAGCGACAATCTATCCACTACTCGGACAGTTAACAACAATCGTAATTCAGCCAACATCGGCAACAGTCGGTGCAACAAATCCGACTTATACATTTTCAGCACTCGTTGCAGACTGGACTCCACTCAAGGGTGGTGTTGGACAGCTTGCAACAGCATCTGTAACATGGCCAATCAACGGTGCAATCACAAAGGCGGTCGCATAACTCATGGCAAAAATCGTTCTCACAAGCCCCTCCATCACAATCGGTGGAATCGATCTCTCAGATCACATCAACAACATCACTCTTGAAACAAAGTACGATATTGTTGAAACCACAACATTCGGATCTACAGCGAAGACACGCGTGGCTGGACTTGCAGATAATCAAATCACTTTGGACTTTATGCAAGACTTTGCTGCGGGTTCAGTAGAAGCGACAATCTATCCGCTACTTGGAACAACGACTTCAATCGTCATCAAGCCTGTTGCTGGTACAACAACAACAACCAATCCGCAATACACTGTTTCAGCACTCGTTGCAGACTGGACTCCACTTAAAGGTGGCGTTGGTCAGCTTGCAACAGCTTCAGTCACATGGCCAGTCTCTGGCACAATTACAAAAGTAACAGCTTAATCAATTAGAAAATAAGGGGAAATCTCATGGATGGTCTTTCAGTCAAAATTGTAATGAGCGATGGTGTGGAACATATATATTCCTTGCGCCCTCGCATCATCGTGGACTTCGAGCAGAAGTTCGGCAAGGGGCTCGCCAAGTTACTTGGTGAGGAACAGAAGTTGGAACATCTCTATTATCTTGGCTGGAAGGCACTCCAGAGCAATGGTGTCGTAGTTAAGCCCTTTGGTGGAGACTTCCTTGACACCATCAATTCGGTTGAACTGGTCACAGACCCTTCCTTAGAATCCACCGCGACTCTCTAACCTATACGGTTGCAGTGTTGTCGGTGGAGCTTGGAATCTCGCCGAACGAATTGCTAGATGCCCCCGATGGGGTACTCGAAGCAATCGTTGCTTATCTTGATCAAAAGAATAAACAAAGGGAGAGATAATGGCAGAGAACAGGATTGTTCTTACTGGGCTTCATGAAACAATTGCCGATTTGAAGAAGTTCGATGAAGATGCTTTGAAGAAATTCAACAAGGTAATCAACGATGAACTTCGAAGCGCTAAGAATGAAGCAAGAACAATTGTTGTTGCTGCTGGTTCTAAGGGTGCGCCATTAAGCGGATGGCAGACTCAACATAAAATCGGGCCTCGTACTGAAAAGCAAAGCAAAACTCGCCCTTGGCCATCTTGGGATACGGGTGAAGTTGTCAGTGGAGTAGTTTCCTCGCGAGCGCAGGGAAAGACTCGCGGAGATTACACCACCAGCGCAGGCGCTTTGATTAACAAGTCTAGGGCTGGCGCAATCTTTGAAATTGCAGGTCGAGTCAAAGGCGATGGAAAAACACCACAAGGAACTGCTTTCAAACAAATGCTTCGTGAAAAATATGGCGAAGCAAGTCGTGTTGTGTGGCGTGTAGTTGACAAGAATCGAGCAAAAATTGAGGCAAAGTTCGTTCTTGCTCTTGAAGAAGCAAAAGCAGCTTTACAAAAAAACTTTGAATCTCGGTAAGGAGAAAAATGGCTAACAAAGGCGCAGTTGTCGCTCGTATTGTTTCCGAATACTCCGACAAGGGAACAAAAGAAGCAACCAAAGATTTCAAAAAGTTATCTAGTGAATCTTCTGGTCTAGGCAAGCAATTTTCTGAACTAGGCAAGAAATTTGCCGCAGCATTTGCTGTCACAGAGATCATCAAGTTCGGATTTGAAGCAATCAAGACTGCCGAAAATGTCAATGGTGCATTCTCAAAGATGAACTTGGCCTTTGCTAACTCTGGTTCCGCGCTTAATTCCAACAGCGAGCAGGTTCAAAAGGCAGTCGAGCAAATGGGCAACCTTGCCTTCACATCTGTTGAAACAGCAGATGCTTTGGCTCGTGGCGCAATCATTTTCCACAGCGCTTCAGGTGCTATGAACAATCTTGGCCTTGCGGCAAATGTGGCAAGAGCAGGAAACATGAGCTTGAGCGATGCGATGATTGCTCTTGGAAAAGCCTCTGAAGGCAAGGCAGTCAAATCATTGACCGCATTGGGCGTTGTAATGCCTAAGATTGGAACTTCTGCCGAGAAATTTAAGATTATTAGCGATCAGTTGACCAAATCCTTGCAAGGTCAGGCTGATGCCTACGCTCAGACTCATCCAATCGAAGCGATGAAAGTAAAGTTCGAGGAACTATCCAACAGCGTTGGTCAATTACTTCTTCCTTTATTCAATGCAGTTGTCAAAGTTATTGACACATATCTCGTTCCATCGCTGGTTCGAGTCATCAACTTCTTGCGTGAAAATCCTAAGTACCTGCAACCATTTGCTAATGCTTGGGCTTTGATTGTCAACATTATTGCCAAAGTTTCTGCTGTAATTATTGGAACCGCTGGAGACATTCTTAAATTTGCTTCGGTTATCTTCCAAGTTGTTCGCGCTGTCGCATTCCTTTCTGGAGAAAAAGGCGTTGCTGATTGGGCTAAGAAAACAGCCGATGGATTAGGCAAGACTTCCGCAGTCCTTGAAACTGCTGCCAATAAACTCGACAAATTCCACATGAATGCAGTCAAGCTCAAGGCAACATCTCCAATCGTTGTCAAGAGCTTTGGTGATATCACAGCCCAGACAGATAAGACAACTGCTGCAATCTCAAAATTAACCGCTGCTCAAATTGCAGGAATCGAAGCGCTCAAGAAGATGGGCGTGACAGTTAAGGATCAGTCCAGTTCCGACCCAATCGAACTTGAAGCTGCTCGTCAGAATCTTGTAAAGCAAGGAAATGTTCTTGAACTAGAGCGTATCCAAGCGCTTCTTGATAGTGCAGCGGCTCAAGTAAGTGCTAACCAAGCAACTGCTCGATACAACGACCTTCTCACAGTTCTTTCTGATAATCATGTCTCTTCAGCTGAAGTGGCAATCCTTGCCGATAAGTGGGGAATCACGCAGAACGCAGTTGTTGCCTATATTGCGCAGGTAACTGGAGCAGCAGCCTTCGATCCTAAAGATTTGGGTTCACCTGGAGCAGTAGCAGCACAAGGCTGGACAAATGCTCTTGCCATGTTGAATGCTTACTATGACAAGTTGGGTCATGCCCCAGTCATCTCCATGCCAATTCCACCTTCAGCAACTCAGCCAATTGTTCCAACACCAAGTGCGCCTTCAACTGTTACACCTGGCAATCCCTACATCTCAACAACGCCAGGCGAGCCATCGGTTTATACATCCTCTACCCTTCCTTACGGAATGCCAAACACAGTCCTTGGCGGCGTTGTCCTTCCAAGCAGTTCAACTTCGCTCTTTGGATCAAGTGCAGACACAGCATCGGCTTATGGCTTTGGGTCAAACTTTATGTCAGGAACTTCAGGACAAACTGGCAACACAACAATCATCGTCAATGGCAATGTGCAAACAAAGTCCGACAATGTTGCCTCTATTCGCCAAGACCTTCTTCAAGGTCAACTCTCTGGCAAAGCAGTCAATTTGCTCTCGGTTGCGACCCTCTAAATGTCAGTCGCAGGAGTTCCAACCTTCGGAGCAATCATTGACTTCACAAACGGCGCGACCTTTATTTCTTCTGCCTTCACTTTGGATAACTCAACCAAAGGCAAGTTAGGAACGGCGCAGCTTGCAGATGCCGATGACTCAGTCGATATTTCATCGATTGCCCTCTCAGCATCTATTCGCCGAGGCCGCAACCGTATCCTCGACAAATTCGAAGCAGGAACTGCCACAGTAGTTCTTCAAGATGACAACGGAAATTTCAACCCTTCCAATACTTCATCGCCCTATTACGGCAAGATTCTTCCGCTTCGTAAAATCACCATTTATGCTGATTACAACGGCAGCCGATACACGCTTTTCAACGGCTTCATCATGCAGTTCATCACTCACTTTGCAGTCGGACTCAATGATCGTTCTAGCGTGACATTGATGTGCGTTGATGGCTTCAGAATGTTGACAAATCTCAATGTCAACGCCATCACAGGAACAGCCAATGGAGACTTGTCAGGAACTCGTATTGCAAGACTTCTTGACCTTGCAAGTTGGCCAGCAAGCCAACGCACTCTTGATGCTGGAAGTTCTACTTTGCAAGTCGATCCTGGAACTGCCAATCGACCAATGCTTGATGTTATCCAGACGGTTGCAGATAAATCCGAATTCGGAGCATTCTTCATCGATCGCAATGGTGTTGCCACCTTCTTTTCCCGACAGACTTTGGGACAGAAGGCCGCCAATCCAGCGACAATCTATTCAGACGATGGAACGAATATCGGTTATCAAGGCATCGAATTGACCCATGACGATGTTCTCATCGTCAACGATGTAACGGTTACTCGCCTTGGGGGAACTTCACAGCAGGTAACAGATTCAACTTCTATCACTACCTATTACCAGCATTCAGGTATTCGCCCAGATATCCTCATCCAAACCGATGCAGAAGCCTTGAGTCAGGCGCAGATGCTTCTGGCATCTCGTAAGGATGCAGTTCTGCATATCTCTTCCTTCAGCTTGAATCTCTTTGATCCAACAGCAAGCACTCGCATCGTTGCTGGATTGAAATCGGAAATCTTCGATGTCATTCAAGTAACGAAGACAATGCCAGGAAGCACTTCCATCACTAAGACTCTATTCGTTCAAGGGGTTCAGCACGACATGACAAAGCGCAGCTTTGACACTAAGTTATTGACTGCCGAGCCAATCATTCAATCGTTCATTCTCAACAGTTCAATCGCAGGGGTGTTAGGTTCAACTTCATCTCTTCTCAGTTACTAAGGAGCAAAAAATGGCAGGTGGTTACAAGCTATGGTCAACAGGTGAAGTCGTAACAGCGACAAACTTGCAGAATTACATTCAAAATCAGACTGTGATGGTCTTTGCCGATTCTGCTGCTCGTACCACTGCTCTTTCAGGCGTTGTGGCCGCTGGAATGATTTCCTATCTCACTGGAACAAACTCATTTGAGACTTACAACGGGTCTGCATGGGTTGCCAATGGTGTTGGAGATGTAACCCTCACAGGTACACAAACTCTCACAAACAAGACTCTCACTGATCCAGTAGTCACAGAATCAGTCAATGCTCAGACTGGAACCACTTACACCCCAGTCTTGACTGATGCCAAGCAGATGGTGACCTTGAACAACGCTTCTGCCATCACAGTGACCATTCCACCCAATTCATCGGTTGCCTACACAGCAGGATCGAAAATTGACTTCATTCAAAAGGGCGCAGGTCAAGTGTCATTCGCCCAAGGCTCAGGTGTAACTATTCGCTCAGTAGGCGCGACAGCGACAGCGCCTAAGTTGCGCGTTCAATACTCAGCCGCAACTTGCTGGTACGAGGGATCTGATATTTGGTACATCGTCGGAGACATCGCCTAATGACTCCTATCCTCGGCATTATCGCCTCACAGATTACGGGGCATCTATCTACCAACTCTTACGAGTCTATCCAGACTGTCACAGTTGGAAGCGGTGGGCAGTCAAGCATTTCGTTCTCGTCAATTCCTAGCACCTATAAGCATCTTCAGATTCGTGGTATGGGTGCAACTGTTGTAGGAACAAGTGGAAACTCAAATGTTTATTTTTATGCCAATGGAGATACGACTGCTGGCAATTATTACAGCCATTATCTATATGGAACAGGCGCATCAGCAGGAGCAACATCGGCTGCTTCTTCAGTTGTATCTTTTCAATCGTCAAATAACATAACAAACCCTGGCTCTGTTGTAATGGATATTCTTGATTACACAAATACATCTAAAAATAAAGTAACAAGGGCATTAAGTGGAGTTGATTACAATGGTGGTGGTGTTATCGCACTTACATCTTGTTTATGGAATAACACTACTGCTATCAATTCAATTACTTTGACTGCGCAAGATGGAAACTGGGCGCAGAAAACACAATTCGCCCTCTACGGAATCAAATAAATGCTGACAACAAACTTACTCAATGATCTAGCAATCCAATCACGAAAGGCGGTGGCTTAATTGGCTTCAACTTATACGCCGATTGCGACTACTACATTTGGTAGTTCTGCGACTTCATATACATTTTCTGCAATCCCTAGCACTTATACAGATTTAGTTCTTGTTTGCTATATACAAAATTCATCTTCTGCA